CGGCTTAAACATATAATCCAACACGTCAGAGCTGATTGTCGGATTCCCAAATGCCTCCTGAATTTCCGGGGACTTAGGTGACGGCTCAACAAGACATTCGTAAACTATGTATTTATTAGCCATGTCCGCCTCCATATCGGTAATATCTGCAACTATCCCAAATGACGGTTCCATGATTTTAACTGTGCCGTCAAGAGACTTAATATAAACCTCTGCTGTCTTTTTTTCCTTTTTTAACAACGTTTCTTTTCTTTCAAGAATTTTTTCAATTGTAATTTTTTCATTTTTGTTACTCATTTTTTATCCTCCTAAAATAAAAAGACACCCTAATTGGTGTCAGTATTAATTTTTATATTTCTATTTCGCTGGCGGCTCTACGCTGTCAATATACTCAAAGTCAGTGAAGCCCCCACCTATTTCCTCTTCAACAAGTTTTCCTATTTCAAAATCCATTAAATTTAAGTCATTGAACCAGCAATTATACATTGTAATTCTTTCTTCTCCCAATGCGTCAGGGTCAGACAATACCCCAACTATGGTAACTCTTACGTCTTTTCCTTCTTTTATTTTGTTGGCTACATCTTTCATGCGTGAATATACTTTGCGTATTGTTGCGCTCCACTCTCCGCCAAAACCTGTCATTTTAGTATCTTCAGCCATCTCATTCGCAAATTGCATAGTCTCTCGGTTTATTTTTAGTTTTGACGAAAATTTTCCCATTTCCATTATCGGCATACCGTCAACCAAAAAATATCCGTGCGTACCATGAAACACATTTCTTGCCAAAAAAGTCTTTTTCATTTTTTCCATTTATATCTCTCCCCTACATGTAAATATCAAAATGCAAGTCTTCTATTGCATCAGCAAATCTGATTTTTGCTGTTAAGAAAATATGCGAACCTGTATTTTGTCTTTTTACTTCATCGTCTGCCATTTCGGATACGCTATCACCTAAAAAATCTCTGATAGCACTAACATTCAATTCTACGGAATGAGAATAGGTGTCATCTAAAACCCCTAATCTAACCAGCTTTTTAAAATACTCTTTTATCGCACTCATAAAAACAATTTTGTTGTCGTATGAATTATTCATCCCGATATAATCAGATTCAAAACTTCTTGAAATATCGTCTCTCATCATATCCATAGCGGTGACTATCTTAATTTTTTTCATTTCTTCAGATTTATTTTCAGAAACTGTTTTGAGTGATGTTACCGCGCGGCCAAGTTTTATTTTTTCTCCGTCATTTAACAAAATCAATTTGCCTGCGTCTGCGTCCCCGTCCGGGTCTAGACTTTCTGTAAATCCTTCAACTTCTGGCAACACTTGATATGTAGCAGATTTATCAAGTGCTAGCCCGGCTAAAAGTCCGGATATTCTCACCGTGTATTGTTGTGTGGTATAAATTTTTGTACCAACCTTTATATCATCAGAAGAAAAATTAACAACACCTTCATCATCAGCGGCGGTATTCCCAAGCACAAATTTTATAGTGCATTTGTCCTGTCTTAACGCTTTTATTGTTTTTATTAGTTCTGTTTTGCTCTCATCCGTCAAATCAGGTATAGCGATAAAATTTACCTTTTTTTGTTTCAAACGTTTTATGGCGTTTTCATAATTCGGTTCGGTTGTAGTTACTCTTTCTACAATAATTTGTTTCGGATGTCCTATAAAACCTTTTTCAAGATAGTCAAGATTGCTAACTGTCCAATGCGATTTCACAATATCCGTATATTTTTTGTAATTATATGACGTATCTTCTTTTGTATCGTCCGCTAAAATAAGACCAAGAATTCCGCTGCCGGATGTTCTCATCGTTAAATCAGCGGTTGTTTTAAAGCTAACATCTATAACTGGCTGTCCCATTTAAATTCCTCCTATTTCTAAATCTTTCATTTCTTCTGTTTCATCATCTGTTATTACTTGTTCAGTGAATGCAATTTTGAAAGTTGCTACTAATGATGGGAAAAGCGATGTGTCAAAGATAAGTTCATGAATGCAAACGCTTCCTTCAGATGTTTTTATCGGGTTACGCAATAAGATATTTCTTAATAGTTTTTGACATTTTAACAGTTCGTATTTTGTTTCAACTTTTGGAATATATTGGACACTTCCTTCAAGTTCAACATCGTCAAAGAAGGGGTTAACCTCTGTTATAACCCCATAATCCAACTCAACAAAAAAAGAAGGTTTTTTAAAACCTTCCATTTTCTCCGCTGGCTCAACGTTATAATTTTGTTCTGTAAGACGATTAACTATTTCTCTGTGTATTTCTTCAATATCCATTTTTACCCCCTAAACCTGAACGTCCTTTGTAATATCGTCAATCATTTTTTCAACTTCTAAATTAAAATTATAGTTTACGTTGAGTAACGACCGTTTAAGCATTTCATACCCATTTTTATAACCATGGTGTTTTACTCTAGCTTCTTTTAATGATTGTTTTGAAGCCCTGAAAATCTTTGTTGTTAGATGTTTTCTTCTTGCTGTGAATACTTCATGCCCGTATTCTATCAAGTGGGCATAATTTTCCTCAGACTGGATTTTTACAACAGCGATTTTCCCGGATTTATAAGTTTTAACGGGCAATAATTCCCAGCTATGTTTTAGTTGACCTTTAACTCTTTGCGCCCAGGTTCTATGTAATACAGGAGTATTTTTAACTGTCTTTTCTTTAGCCGTATTTCCTAACCTATTAAGTAATGTATCTCGTCTACTCTTATATTTACCTTCAAGCGCATTCAACTCAATTTCTAATTCAGAAAATCCATGCGTTCCATCACTATTTACCATTGACATCGACCTCCGTGCAAACTAAGACGGTTTTTTCTTTGGCAGCATATAAATCTAAAACTGACACAACTTCTAGAATTCTTTTTCTAAACAATATTTTCATATCTGTTTTTATTACGTCAGTATAACGTAACTCAATATCGTATGTAGTTTCAGACCTTATTTTATTAGCCTCAGTCGTCTCTTTCCCGGATTTTGGAGTAACCTTTGCCCATACGCCGTATTTGTTTTGGGCTTCAATATATTCTTCATCAGTAATATTTTGTATAAATGGTTCTCCGTTTTCAACATGCCAATCTATTTCTGTTATAATTTTGTCAGGCGCATGAGGTAATAGCGGCACCCACTTTGATATATTTTCTCCAAGAGGGTTTTTAAATCCATCTTGACTTTTTAAAATAATAATCCTTTGCTTTAGTTCAGAAAATCTAACCATTACTATTTACCCTATATTTGTTCTGAATCGTCAGTCGGATTAAGTGCTGACATAATAGCCGTAATTATAGCCTGTTTTGTCATTGCCGTTGTTATTCCGGCTACTCCTAAGTCCTCAGCTAAAGCAATCAAGTTGTTTTTATTCTGATATGATAGGCTTTCTTCTGTGATTTTGTTTTCTGCTCCAAATTCAGCAGTCGGTTCTTTTACTGTGAGTGTTTCGACTGTACATTCTCTTATAATTACTAGAGCGTTATTATCCATTATCTTACCGTCAAATCTTTCAATTCCGCGCGCCTTGTAACTATCAGTTTCAAACGCTCCTGCACCAACGTCTGTAAATGCAATTCCAAAATTCTGACGGTCAAACATTCTATATGCCTTTTTCAAGTCACCATATAAGATTACAGTCTTTCCCTCATCTGTTTCTATATCATCAAATATATAAACCGGAGACCCAAGCAATACATATTGTTCTGCCTTGATTGGGTCAGGTTGCATATAGCTTCTGCCATTCCCGTCCTTAATTTCAGATATAGCTAAAAGCGAATCAGTATTCATAATCCATTTTGCAGTCGAACGATAGCCCTTCTTTAAGCTAAATTTAACTTTTCTTAAAAATTCGATTGTAATGTCAGAAGGTGCTGTTATCTCCTTGTATGCTCCTGGTGTAGTTAAGATACCTTGACAATGGTTGTCACCGCCGGCGCCATATAGTAATTGGTGATTTTCTGTAACTCTTGCAGAATCCGATAACCAATTTACTATTTCAGATTGAAAATTTATAAATGAATCTTCAAAAAGTTCTGACGATAGTGGCATTAATCCGGCAAATTTTTTCTGATTGTATTTCACAACAGAAAACACAGGATTATTTAACTCTTTTAGTTCTTCATATTCTTCTGTGTTATATAATCTGTTTGGTGTGCCGGACTTAACGATTCTTGTGCCAGTAGCTGATTTTACGTGCTCAACATCTACCAAATCTCTAATAGAATCTTGAGACTTTATTGATTCAAAAATTTCTTTTGATAAATCGTCCGGTACAGTATAACCGCCATTTTCCTTTTTCCCTTCAGAAAAGCTATTGTTGTATTTTTTTCTTGCTTCAGAAATAATTGACTTTTCACTTTCTGACAAATTACCCTTGTTAGTGATAGCTTTATAAAACAAATTTGCATCGTAATTTAATTTTGATTTATCGTCCATTTGTTTTATTCTAGTATTATTATTTTCATCGTCATCGGGGTCAGCTCTAAACTTTCTTTCATTTTCAAATGCAGTCTCAGCCATATTATATAAATTATCAAGATTTTCAAGTTCAAGCTTTGCTGATTTCGCCTTCTCCACATCGTTGTTAGAGATTGCCTCATTAAGCTCGCTTCTTTTTATCGTTATTTTATCACGCAATTCCCTCATTTGATTACTCATTCTCATTTTTAAATTTCCTCCTCATTTTTTGTGTATTTAATATTTAATAAATTTTCAAAATTCTTAAATTCCGTCATATCCGGTTTTTCCAGTTCTTTTTTTTCTGTTTTATTTTTTATTTTCTGAGGTATATTTTTGTAGTTCCTAAACATCTCAACATCAATCTTTGCAGCCGCCTGATTAGCAGCAGAAACAGTTATATTTGTAAATATTTCGCTTGCTTCTTGCCCGGATAGCCACGTTTCAGCTTCTAATTTTTCAGCTAGGACTGCTTCAGTAATTTCAGGCAATGTTTTAGTCATATATGTGTTCAGTATTCCGGCTTCAAATTTGTCCAGCAAATCCGCTTCTTGTCTAAGTTCGTTTGCATTTGCATTAGAAATTGATAACATTGGCTTATGTATCATCAGATAAGCGTTTTCCGGTATAATAATTTCATCTCCTGCCATTGCAATAATTGATGAAATAGAGGCGGCAACGCCGTCAATATATACTGTTTTAGTTCCTTTTGCATTTTTTAATAAGTTGTATATTGCACACCCGGCAAAAACATTTCCTCCAGGAGAATTGATATGTATATCAATATCTCTGTCTCCAATGTCATCTATTAATGACTTAACATTTTCGGGATATTGGTCTTCCATTTGCCAGGCATCCCAAGAACTGGAAACTATCTCTCCATAAAAAAACAGCTCTGCATTTGCAGAACTGCTAATATTTAAATTGCAAAAATCATAATTCTTTTTATTTGGTATCTTAATCATCTTCACCACCCACATTTTTTTGATTTTGAATTCTAATATGTTTTTCAAGTGTATCAAGAGTAGTATAATTAAGAGAAAAGTAATGTTTGTCTCCAAATTCTCCTATTCCGTTCATATCTTCTAGTGCTCTTACCTCATTAACAGTAAAAACACCCATCTGAAGCATTTTTTCATAAAATTCCTTGCGTTTTTCTGCTGAGCCTCGCATTCCTGCCGCCAAATTGAATTTCGTGTAATAATCGACCTCAGATTCTAAAAAACACGAATAGTTATGCGCCTCTTCAATGTTAATACAGTCGGGCTGTACAACATCTTGCATATACCTATCATTTATTTCTTGTAAATTAGAATACTTTTCTGAAGACAACCCAACCATTGACGGCGGCACATTAAATACGCTTGCAATTTCTTGAGCTGTTAAACGCCGGCTTTCTATAAATTCAGCGTCTTTTAACGGTAATGAAATATCTTTCCAGTCCAAGCCATTATCCAAAACCGCCGGTTCCCCTGATTGCTCAGCTCCACCATTAAGACTAGCCCAGCTTCTTTTTAATTTTATTTTTGCATCTTTGCCAAGAGCGGCCGAGGTAACTAATGCGCCTTGTCGTATTGCACCATTTTTATAAAATCTCGCCATGTGTTTTGTCATAGCAACAACCGCTCCGGCTGATTCTCTTGCTACTGTCATAGGAGATTTTCCAATTTTACCGTCCACTGTAATATAAGGGATATATATAATCTCATCTTCCGTATACCATTTACCTTTATAGCCGTATAAATATTTATCTTCGTTAAACACTTTTTGAATGCTTACTTCATACGGTTTTAGCGGTACAAGCTCTGAAATTTGGCCTGTAAAATCATATTTTTTTAGAATAACTGCATAACCCCATAACAATTGACAAGTCAAGATATATTTTTTATACATCATAGGAGATTGATATTTATTTGGTCGCCTAGTTAATAAGTAGTGTAATCGGTGTTCTGTTGCTGGAATCCTCTTATTATCTCCAACTTTTCTATACACATCAAACGGCAGTTTTGCTAATGCAGTTGCCCTCCTATCTACACAGGCAAACACTGTTGTTATACGAT